CACATCAACAGGTTTCTCCTGTGGTGTAAGCAGTTCCTCCGGGATAAGTGCTCCACCCTCAACGGATGTGAACCCCTCCCTCAACTGCCCTTTGGACTTAATGTAGCCATTAATGCCGCTTCTCAACTCTTCAATTTCTTCTTCGCTTATTCTTCCCATTTTCTTTTTCCTTTCTGTGGGGTTCGGAGGGAGTTTTTCGTATTTCTTCATCTCCTCCCTTAATTCTTCCAGTTCGCTTTCTGCTGTCCGGAGCGATTCTGCGTGGGCATCTTTTTCAGCAGTGAATTTCTCTATTTCGCTGTCGACTGCTCGCAGTTCCTCGTCTGTCTTCGCCTCGCCAATTGCGGTTTCAAGTTCCTTTTCTCTAGTCTCAAATTCGGAACTCTTTGTCCTCATCTCTGCAATTGTGTCTTCTTTCCTTCGGATTCTGTCCGCCAATATTACTTGTCTTAAAGCCATTAATCGTTACCTCCTTTTAGGTTCCTGTAAGATTCATGTTTACGTTGTTCAAATTGTTTCTCCCGATACTGATCTACTTCATTGTGCCGGGCTTGTACTCCCGTATCTTCGTAAGCCGGGAAGGTGCACACCGATACTTCGTGTACGTCAACTTCTCTTAGTGTCCACTTTACGGTTCCGTCATCTCTCCACTCTGTTTCCTCGTCAAGGATGTTGAAGCCGAATGAGCACTGGTCAACATCTCCCCGCTTTACCCGTTCATACAAGTTCATTGCATCGGAGTCATTCTCATTAATTGTCACCTCGCCCCACAGTCCCCTCTGGTCTGCTTTTAAGTTCAGCGTGCCGGACTTGTTGCGCCCCAGCACAAGGGTTGTGTCATGGTTTGTAAGTGCCCGGATATCGTTGCCTAGTGTTTTGTCAAACGCCCCTGTGGCAATCTCTTCATAGGCTCCTGTCCATAATTCGGTTTCCGAATTGCATACTGCGAAATACCCGGCAATGACTTTCTTTCCGTCTTGCTCTTCTCGGGTTTCAAATTTTGTCTGAAATGTTCTTGTGAGATTCTGCTTTTCCCTATTCTCCACTCTCATCACCACCTTTCAATTTGCTCTGTTCTCCAATCATCCCACGGGGTATGTAATTCTCTAAAATGATTAATTCATCTAGTCCCTCTTTAGGAGAATCGCCTATCAGGTTCAATACATCGTTTCCGGTGTAGATTCCTCGGACATATAAGTTCTGTCCGATTTCTGCCAGTTCCTTAGTGTCATAAGCCATAAGGGATTTCGGATTGCATTTAAAGTACCAATTAGGGTTTAGCAACAATCCCTTTGTGAGCGTCTGCTGAAATACATCAGCAATCGCCTTTATTCGAGTTCGAATAAAATTGTTGTATTCGTCCTTGTTAAAACTCCCTACGCCCAAAATAAAAGACGGAACATCCAGTAAGGACGCTACCGTCTTTTTGTCGAGTTCTACCGACTCGTTTATCGCTATGTCTTTTAGGGACAATGGCTTAACCTCTTTTACGTCTAATAGGTCTGCCGGGATTATCCAAGGCTCACCGGGTTGAGACTCTTTTAAATACTTATCCTTAATTTGCTGTCTTCCTGCTTCGCTCGCCATTTCTTCGTTTAGAGCATCCACTCTGACAATCATGTTGGGTAGGTATTTTTCTGACATGAAAGCCTTTTTCGTAATGTTTGCTTGTTTTAGGTTCGTGGCAATGTCTTTTAGTGCCAGCCTGTACCCTGTTCCCCTCCACGGTCGGTTCGGGTCAGGATTGATTGCAAAGTGTAAAACATCATCTGGATTGTATCTTTCTGTACCGTAAACAATTTGATAGCCGTTCCCGACTTCTTCAAAACTGACTTCTAACGGTTTCAGAGGAATGAGTTCTTTTATAAGTCCGTCCTCGATTTGTGGCAGCACAACTGCATTTCCGTCCCCCGGTAAAAGCATGGAATATACAATGTTATATACCCATGATTTACGGGTCATTAATGAGTAGGGTTCAATGTCTATCTTCCTGGATAGTTCGTTTTTGATTCGGATATCTCCGCTCGGCCCGTTTTCCATTAAGTGGATAGTCATGCCGGAAACAAGGTCTGCTATCTTCTGACAGGCTGCCCGGATTTCGGGATTCTGTGCTAAGGTGGAATACCCCGAAGGTAAAATAAAGTCTTCAAATGTTGCCCCCTTGTAAACAAACACCTGGTTTTCTGGTTCAGAGCGTATGCTCTTCTGTTTCTTTCTTCCAAACATTTAATCTTCCTTTCTGTCCTGCCCTCTGTGCAGCCAATTGCTTCCTGCATTTCCAAGTGCCATATCGTCAAGCATCTGGCAGCAAGAAAATACGCCAGCGTCAAACAAGTCAATACGATTCACACCGCCGTCTCCGTCTACTTTTTCATACTGTATCATGTCGTCAGTCTTCTCGATTGCCCGGACGTTCTGGGCGCAATACTCAAAAGCGTCAGAGTGGAGATAGTAAAACTTCTTATTTTTCATTGCGACTTCGATATGTCGGAATCCCTCGGACTTCACATAAAAATACTGTGGCTGGTCGTTGATATGAAATCCCGCTTTTCTCATTTTCAAGAAGAACTCACGGCCAAATTTCTTATCAAAACCGACTTTCTTAATCTTGAATCCCATTTTTTTCATGGAGATAAACCACTTGACGATATCGTCTGGCAAAACCGTGGCTGTATTGGACATTGTCAGCCATCCGTCCTCTTCCCACCCAAATAACGGGATTCCGTCTTCGTCTGCCTTTCTCACTGCGGCTGCGCGGGGAAAGAAAGCGTGTGTAATGCAAATGTCCACCTGTTCCCCATTCGCCTGTTTATACGTCCCGTAAAGTGCCCCAGCGGTAAGGTCGTGTAGTTTAGACAAGTCAGCACCGCCATACCAAACAATGGGCAGCTTAGCCAGTTCTTCGAGCGTCCAGTTATATTTCGTGTCGGATGCTCTAAATTCATCTATGTCAAAATAAGCCTTTAAGTCATTTGTGAAGACGTTTAGAGTTTTGTTTAGGTATTCAGACCGCAGCTGTGGCTCGTTCATAGCTTGTGCTGCATCATCCAGTAAATCCTCTAAAGTTACGGTCACGCCAATAGACGGGGTACACATTTGTAATACTTCCGGGTCGTCTCTGGTGGTAATCTCGCCCTTGCTGTCTAAGACGTTTCCCTCTTCATCTTGGTCTGCTTTGCAGATAAAAATAAAATATGAATCATAAGCCTTGTCCGTAATTGAGCCATTTAAAACCTTGTGTAGGGTTTTAATCCTATTCGCAAGAAACCCGTCCGAAATATCTCCGGCTGTTGAAATTCCAATCAGCAATTTATTTCTGTATGCTTTCATGGCATTTTTCATCAAGGTGTATTTTTTTGCGCCGGCACGTTTCCATGAATGCAGCTCATCCAGTATCAAGCAGTTACAATTTAGGGAGTCCAGTTTATCTTCCTGATTTGCAATAGCGAATATATCCGCCGTTCCATCTCCAAAATCAATTGCTATGGAGTGTTCCTGGTTATTGTCCCGGATGCGGAGTTTCTTCACATCCTGCCGGAGAAGTTCTATATTGTCATGTAAGAATCCAAATGACTCCATTGTCTGCTTCACAGAGTTTGCGACAATATAAGTTTTCGCTCCCGACTTTCTATCAAGGATACTTTTTGCTTCTGCCAGTGCTGCGGAAAAAGAAGTTTTACCCTGTTTTCTTGGTAAAAAAATAAGCGCCTCATTAAAGCGCCTAATATCAGTTCCTTTTTTAAAAAACCCAAACAAGTTTACACAAACAAATTTCTGCCAGTCTGTTAATATCATTGGTGTACCTTTAAAACTTACACCATTTTTATCCTCGCCCTGAACGTGATGAATAGTTCCTTCTATCAGGTTGATAACAAAATCAAATTGTTCTTGCCGGAAATCTAAATCATTACGCTTTAGATCATTAAGGAATCTCTTGCAAGCCAGTATTCTATCTTCATTTGCCAGTACCTTCCTATTCGTTATGTCTTCCGCATATCTTACAGCCGTTTCAAAATGCGGTGAGTTAATATGGGATAAGTCCATATCATTTCTGGCTCTCTAACAGTTTTGCAAAAGCGGACTTTTCTGTCTTCGGCTGTTCTATTTCCGCGTTGTATGTTTTTGCATTTAGCATTAAACGGTCGCTGTAAGTCCCGATATCTTTTCTCAAATTTTCAAGGCTTGCGAGAATAGGTGATTTTTTACCGCCGCTTTTTTCTGTATCAACCATGACTTTAAATTTCTCTTCTGCAAATTTCCGGCTTAGGTAATTGTACTGGTACATCATGTCTGTGTATATTTCAATAATCTGGTTATATTGCTTTTTATATGTACCCAATTCTTTCATGTAGGCTATAGTCCGCCTTTTTATCGTATCTCTTTCTGGTATGTTCCAAATCAACCTTTTTTCCACCTCACTTTCGTAATTGAAATTTATTTTCAAAATATCCGTACTATTGGAAACAGTTCC